ACATCCTTTACTTGAACAGTTTGTCCAACAGGGATGTTAGGTATCGGTCTGCTATTAACCACAAGCCATAGAGTAGGTAGGTCACCCCACTCGCCAACGCTATCACCATAAAACTCTCCATCAGTGATAATGACTGCACATACGTAATCATCTTTGTTCTCCTTCTTCATCCACTCAGTTATACATGCGGGACTTGTACCACCACCGCCTACAGGCTTGACTACACTAGCTAGGCTGTCCATAGCACCGCGCTCAAAACTATCTACACCTACGACCTTACTACCCCACCATGCGATGTCTACACCATTGGGTTGTGTCTCATTTACTAGCTGTTGCATGTAACCTAGAATGACGGACAGCATGCGGTCATCAATAGAACCCGACGTATCACCAGCAATTAGTACACGACCAATGTTCTCGCTATACGGCGCTGGTATATACAAATCATATGCTACGTAAGTACGGTGTGGTCTGCGCCATGTTTGTTTGTCACTACCACTACATGCACTCTTAAAGAACTCAGCAAGCAATGACTTCCAATCCACCTCGGGTACAAGCATCTCTGTAATACTACGTGGCATACTCGCACCGATGTTGCCAGCTAACGCGGCTTGTCGTAACGCATTGTCTACCTGTACTTCGATGTCTTTAGCTTCTGCTTCGGATACTTGGTCAGCCTCTTCCCAATCATGCTGGTCGTGTCCGCTCTGCGGTAGTTCTTTAGCTTGCTTCTTAAGGTCATCGTACACAGCCTTGACGTTCCACACATCAGCATCTCTGTATTCAGGCATGTAGATACCACCTTCAACAAAGTCTAAGCCAGCCTTACCATACAAGTACTGTGTGTTAATCACAGCGTCACATGCGATGTTCGCTAACTCAGGCGACTCTTTCCACAAGGCTTGCCATACAAATAGATGTCTAAACATCTTATGGAAGTTTTCATGCAGTACGATAAACTTAATCTGCGGTAGTGTTAGCCCTTCAATAAAGTCACGATGATACAGTTCGTTCAAGCCATCAGTCGCCGCTGTCTGTACCTTGTGGTCACCCTCAACAAAGCCTGTCGTACCCATCATGACAATGCCAGCCATCCACTTCCAATCGTCATCGTTCATGATAGACACCTTGGTCTTGCTAATCAACTGCTCTGCACTTAATTCATCTTGTCTCATTCTATTCTCCTAGAACCAATCAGCGATGACGGTATCAACTTTGTGTTTGACTTCATCACGCGCCCCATCTAATCTAATCTCACTAGCATCAACGCCAAGTAGTGCTGACTCTAGCCCAGCCCTAGCCTTCTCTAGTTTCGGGTCATTGGTTACGTTCAATCGCTTTAGCATGTCGCATAATTCTACAGCATTGTCTACCATGCTGTCACGGAATATCTTAGCCTTGCCTGTGGGGTCATAGCCCAGCCTGTCGCTCATGTGTTTAAGCGTGTCATGCAAGCGTGTCCATAACTCTTGGTTTACCTGTTCAATACGTTCGTTGAACATCGCCTCGTATTCCTTCTGCATGTCAGCCACAATCTCATTCGGTGCATCAATACGGAAGTCGCCTGTGCTTGGTAGCGGTAAGAACCCCACCTTGAACCTAAACTTAGTAGCAATCTCCTCAACATCGGGGAACTCATTGCGGTCAAACAACGCACCCAATTGAAAGGCTTGCGCACTAATCAATGTTGGGTAGTCACGCAAGAACTCTGACACTAGCTGATTGAACGTAGCCTCACGGTCGTTAATCCATTGCTTCAACTCAAAGAACTGCATCATCGGTACCAAGCGTTGCCCACTATCAGACCAAGGCAAGGTCAAGCGATAGAAGTCGTTACGTGTTAGTGCTACGAAGTCAGTCACACGCTTTAGGTTGTTCATACCTGCTAACAGGTTCTTGTTGACACGTGCCGCATCATCGCTGTTCGCGCCCTTACTTACCTTAACTTCTTTAGACGCGTTCTTGTCTAGCTTACGCGCCGTCCATGTTGATACATTTAACTCTACAATTGCCGCATTTAATGAACTCATTTTTGATTCTCCTGTAAGTATTTAACACCTTCTTTAGTTAGCTTCATGATTACTGGTTGCCCGACTGATACCTCAATGACGTAGCCTTTACGCATCGCTTTATAGAACAATTCCATATTGGTAATGCCTAGCTTTTCAATCGCAGTCGGGTTAGTTCCATGCTTAAGTAGCCACTCGGTCAAGAACGGAAGCATTTGCTTTTTCATAGTATCCAGCTGTTATCAATCGCAAACGTTTTAATCTGTTGGTTCTTGAGCGCGATAGCTTTCACCTTGTCCGTAGATACGATGGTCTTAATCCAAGTACTCATCACCTCTTTAGGCAAGCGTTGGAAGTAAGTAGCAAACGCATCCACGTTACCAGCACTAAGATACTGCAACGACTTGAACACTAGCATCAGCTGTGCTGGTGCGCTTCTTGGTACTCGCGCATTGTCGGGCTGTTGCACAATGTCATCCAGCGTAGGTAGGTCTGCACCTAGCGCAAACATCGCACTCATATCAAGAGCTGCTTTCATGCCTACCGTACCAATCAATGCCTTAGTCATAAGAGCCTCGCCTGTTGTCTCCATGTTGTATATCTGATGGCTTGCCATCTCTAGCGTACGTGGGCATACGTAGCATTGGTTGTTATGTTGTGGGTGGAATATGTAGTGGAATATCCCTTGCCCATCCTTGTGCGCTCTCGCATCAAACTCGGTGTCCTTGTACGAATGAAAGATAGCTGGGTTCTGCTTAGCCCACGTCGTCACAAGCGGATGGATGTTGTTCTCAATTGCCCATGGTTGCCACTCATCACCTGTCGACTTACGCATTGGCACACGCACTATTCGGCTGTTGGTATGCGCATTGGCTCTGTCACCCACACCATCGGTCGCGAAGTTAGTCGTACCAAACACGATACTGCCTTCGGGTAACTTGTAGTCACCGACCTGTTGCTCAAGCAGTAGGCGGTTCATCATCAGCTTCACAAAGTCCGTACCCTTGAACACCTCGTCAACCAAGATGACTTTAGGTTTCTTTGGGTCTGTACCTAACCAAATCTCATTGATGAACGCACGTGTTACCTTTGCCTCATGGTCGGGCATTGATAGCGCGATGTCGGGAATGTCCTTGAGTGGCACGTCGATGTAGATAAAGTCAAAGTCACTCGTTCCCATTTGTTCCTTGAGTGATTTCAAGATGCTAGACTTACCAACACCTGGCTCACCCTCAAAAACATACGATACTTTGTTACCATTCGTACGTACTAATGTAGCCGCCTCATGGTGGTTTACTGCAAAGTTATAAGCATTATTCATTGTCATTCTCCGTTAGGTTTATTGTTAGTCGTACTTACAGTCTGCTAAAGTCTTGATAGCTTCAAGCACCTTGTGTGCGTCATAAGATGTTGTCGTGTAGCGTGAGCCATCATAGTCAAACAACACTTCGTCACCCCACACCTTGATGTCTAAACCATCAACGACAGCAAGCGCATTAGCCACTACATTGATAGCTTCCTCAAGTGATACTATGTTTCTTACAGGACGTTCTACTTGTGTTACTTTTTTACTGCGGTCATAAATACCTCTTGGCATGATGCTTCTCCTCATTTAAATTACACCCCGACAAATGTCGGGATGGGTAAGGCTTGATTGCCCCACTAGGTCTACCATTATACACCTACTAGGGCTTATTACAAGCGTGTGATATGTTGTTACCACAAGAACCTGTCTAACTCATCTTGATACTTTGGTAGTACATATACATCCCTACCATCAAAGCAAGCCTCAAGATAATCACGCACAAAGTTATTAAACTGTGAGCGAGGTACGACAGGCTCGTCGTACTCGTGGTTAGTTCGTTTGTTCCAATTCGGACTGTGTCTAATCGTTGCCATTACATCATCCCCACATTTAGTTTGTTATAAGCTGACTCGTCATAGTAGTCGTTCATGGCATAGTGCGCCTCCTCTAGCTGGTCTGCCATGTCTTGTAGTAGCATCGCTACATCCTCGGGGTCTGCATCTGCTACCCATTGTGCAAGGCTACGCGTTGAAGTAGACAGGATACGCTCGACACTAGGTATCTCATACGCACTGATGTTAGATGGTAACCGTGACTTACTGCCCGACCACGTACCCCATGCACCATAGCTAGGCTCTTTATACTCACGCTTGGTCGGGTCACGCTCTACTACAAGCGAGATGGTGTCCCAATCTAGTGCGCATATAGCATCGCGCAACGCAAACACATGGTTAGTATCTAGTGTCTCGAAGTGGCTATGCTCGCTGTCATACCCGATGGATATATTTAAGCATTCTGGAATAATGTCCATATACTCCGCTGTGTCGGTGTAAACGCCTGTCGGGTCTAGCACATACTCCATCGCAGTACCGAATAGTCCAGCAAGTTGGTTGCCCAACGCATCGCTACAACAACGCTCGCCACGCTGATGGGTAATGATGCTAGTCGTACCGCGCCTGTCGAATGCAATCGCATGAGTAAACTGCTTGAGCCAATCACGATGATGCGTAGCCATCTCGCCACTACCCCAACAACCAATCTCCTCGCCACGATGAAAGATGTACGTACCTGCCACATCCTGCATAATCATGTTGAACATAAGATACATACCTGCACCATCATCTGCACCTAGACAATCTGCTGTGTCAGTCACGAATGCCATGCCGTCATCTGCTACCCACACCTCTTGAGTAAGCCCACCATCCGCACCCTCTTTAGTCTTGCGGTGCATCGTGTCAATGTGAGCCGACCACAACACCTTACTATGTCCGTGTGTGTTGTTCACCACGTAGGCAATCGTCTCGCCCTTGGGGTTGGTCATGGGTGTAGCACCTAGCGGTAAGATGAACCGCTCAATGAATGATGCCTCGCCCTCGCTGTTATGTTGGCGACGTGTTTCTAAAATACTAATAAGATGTTCCATTGTAATTCTCCTGTTTGTGACACCCCGACAAATGTCGGCGCGTATTATACTTTGCCAGCCTCAACATCAATTTCCATTTGGTATGAGTCTGCATCATTCTCGTGACAAGTCGTGCCGTCTGATAAGGTATGCACATTGTTCTCGTACACATATTCCCAATCGGTATGGCGGTCAACGCTAACAACATAGTCCATGTGATACCTACCATCATATGTCCCTACTATCTCATCGCTTGGGAAATAATCATAGGTATGCTGACACTGTTCAAAGCCGTGGTTCTCAATCGTATCAACCCAATACCATTCGCCGTTGACTTCGACACACTCATCGCTAGGGAAATAGTCCTCGTATCTACGACCATAAGCCCACGTATAGTGACGGTCACGACAATGCTCACACACGTAGTTATTATCATGCTCGATGTGGCTAATCTCCTCCTCGTGGACATCATCGCCACATATATCACATGACTGTGTATTGGTTTGGGCATAGCCGTTGGTCTCGGTCGCGTTGTAGTCACTGCCACCTGCCTCAAGGTATCGGACACCATCACGCGTAACCACACCGACCGATTGGTCACCACCACTACCATAGTCAAGGTACGGACACACGATGTTACTGCCACTCTCGATGTACTGTAACAGCGCACCGTCTAGGTTGGTCTGATTTTCGTAGCCGTTGGTCTTGAGATAGTCCAAGAGATAGCGACCTTCTGCGTAGCCGTTCGGGTCAGGGTACACACGTAGCCAACCTTTGGCACCGTCATCCTCTCGCACGATACAACGTGCGATTATCTTATCACCTGCCTTGACATGGGCTAGGCGCAGTACGCTTTTCTCGTGGGCATAGATACGCACAGCATCCTCATTCTGCATACAGCTAGTGACATCGGGACTCTCGTACACAGTGAGCCAACCTTGTGCATCGTTATGCGCGATGAAGTCCACCGACCACCCACCACGTGAGCGCATATTGGCTGAGTGCTTCTCTGCCATGTTCTTGATGTCGCTCTCGGATAGGCTGAGTGCTTGCTGATACTTGGTGAGATAACGACCTAGCTTGGTACGAACCTCGCGCCCCTCTCGCATGTGCTTGAGCGTTGGATAGTACGCTATCTGATTGATGTCCTCGGTTGACAAGTGAATGTTGTGCAAGCGGTTTAGTATATGAAAGGCTTGCTGTGATGTGGCATACGCGTCATGCGATGAGCCTTGGTTGTGCAGGTATGGGTGTAGCTTGTTCATCACGTCAATCGGTTCCCATGTGCCATCGCGTTGCTTGGTCATAGTGCTGACGAAGGATGGCTCTAGCTTCTCGGCTATATAACGGTTGATGTCATTGAGTGTTTTTAGATAGAACGAAACCACGTTCGCGTCCACTAGGGTAGTAGCTTCGCGCGATGCGACCTTGTGCGCGATGGCTTTCTGTTTAGCGAATGCGTGTCCGTTTTGTTGCTTCTGTGGCTTCTCGTCCTCCACCCAATGACGGCGAGCGTGTGACCAATACTTGCGGTTCTCGGTGAGGTGTTGCTCTTTCATAAACTCGCGGATGGTTGCGTTGCGATAAGTATGGTGTGACCACTGCGCCCACATAGTGAGTAAAGGTGTTGTTGGTGTTGCTGTCGCTTCACATTTGTTACACATGATATCGTTCTCCGTAATATCTGATAAAAATGGACACCCCGACAAATGTCGGAATGTCCTACAAGGTGTGCCATATCTCGATGACACATCCGTTATTATACTCTGATGGTATCTTATGTCAAGCTATGAGGTTCCGTTATTCCCATTGAGCGAGTAACGCTTCACGCTTCGCTATCTGTTCTGCGGTGATATTTTCAGGGGTTAGTTTCGGTTCATCGTCCAGTGTATCCTCAGCTTCGCGCTTTGCAAGCATTTTTGTTTTATGACGAACGAGTGCTAACTTGATAGCTTCTTCGTGCCATCCGTATCCCTTGGCCAGTTCTGTAATCGTCTCGCCCTCTGATATTGATACTGCTATGTCTGCATCACGTAGTTCTCTTTGATATGGTACGAACCCATCGCGGTCTACCACATTCGGGTTTTGGCTTCGCACTAATTCATGCAGCACTTCGATAGGGTAGAAGTTGCCATAGATACGATAGTAGGTTGTTTGGTGTTCGCGATTCGGGTTTGGTGTGGATAGGTTGACTGCATCACCCGCTTTGAATTTCGAACGGAACGTTTTTTTGACATACACTAAATGACTCTCATCTGCTGAAAATCCGAGAATACTTAATAAAAACTCACCCATGATAAAACTCCTTTTTGTTGACTGTTACATAATAAGCTATCCTGTAACGTTGACAGTTACATAACAGTAAGGTAGTTGGTTTGGTGGTGGCCGTCAACTATCCTGTCAACATCGCGTGTTCACAGTTACATAACCGTTCACATAACAGTATTGTGTAACATGGGGTAAATGGGCTGTTTTTGGGGTGTTACCGTTACAAGTTACCTGTAACTGCAACAAATGGTGTGACGCTCTGAGAGGCAATAGGGACGCGGTGTTACATAATAAAAAATGGGTAAAATGAGCGCAACGCTCAAAAAACATAGTCGTTGGCGCATTCGCAGAACGAGTGACACAATCACGCTTTTCCACACTCTGTTACAGTTACAGGATAATCTAATTTCTAGGCTCTATATATATTTTTGTTTTGCTGAAAATAGATAAAAAAAGTAACGTAGAACCGCATGCCTATTGGCTTTGCGAGCGTCACACGATTTGTTGCAGTTACAGGTAACCTGTAACGGTGCCGATGTAACATCGACTATGATATCTCCTGATAATTCGTTATCCTGTGAACGGTTATGTAACACCGCATTGGCAGGGCGTTACAAGCCCACGCCGACATTTGTCGGGTTGTCCTACTATCTTTTATGGAACGAGTGACGCGCCGACATTTGTCGGGGTGTCCGAAAGGGTGTTTTCCTTATGTCAAGTGGTGGCGTTTGCGTGGCTGTGCGAAGCGCGTTGCTGTGGGGTGGCTGGCTAACTGGCTGGCTGGCTTGCTTATTGTCACTCGTTCCTACAAAAAAAACCCACATCCGAAGATGTGGGCTGGTGGGTGCTGCTTAATTAAACGTCTGCATTATGGTAGTAGGCCTGCTGTGCTAAATCTCTCATCAGTGATTGCCATTTAATTAAGTAGGCGTACATTTCACTATCAATTGGTTTTTTTCCGACTGTAATTTCCCATAAAGTTTTTTCAATTTCGTGCCATTCATAATACGGAATATCTTGAAAGTAGGTTGGGGTCATGATTTTAATAGGGCGGCTCGCGCCGCCCATCCTTTCCTATTTAAGGATTACGTTTAAGGTTTGAATGAATGCCGCAAAAGCTTGGTCGAACTCTTTAATCTTGCCAGCTGGTATCACGCCGCGGAACTCGTCTTGAATCTGAACTTCTTTTGCGATAATCGCATTACGGAACTGCTCAATGCTGGTCGGCTTCGCTGGTGCTGGTGCCGCTGGTGCCTCGGTCGCTGGTGCCTTGCCGCCTGCTCGCGCCGCTCTTTTCTTGGCCGCGGCCGCTGTTTTACTTACCAGCCATTTAAACTTGGCATTGCCGCTCAACTTCTTAACATTGCGTGACACCCAAGTTTGCGCGCTCTCAAGCTTGAATTCCTTGCCCGTGAGCGTGGCCTGCAGTTTTTGGTAAGCAATGGCCAGCTGCTTTTTGGCCGCGTCTTGGTCGCGCTTGTTTGTGGCCTGCCCAATGAACTTGGCCGCGATAACGAACTGCTCTTTAATTGCCGCGCCGTTGCTGGCAATGCCAGCGATTGCTTCATTGAACTGCTCTTGTGATACAGATACAACTACAACTACTGATGACTTTGCTTTTGACATGATAATGCTCCTGTTAAATATCGCCTCGCGGTATTGCTTGGTCGATGTGTCCATTATATATAGATATCATTTAATGTCAATAGGTATCATGAGGCCAAACCGACAATTGTCGGCGCGTAAAGCGTGACCCCCTACCCCCGTTTTTGTCAGAAACAGCGCTCTCTCCTCTCCTCTCTGTTTTAGAGAAGCATCTTTCTATCTTCACGTCATGACCCCCCTTGACTTAATATGAGGTCCTCTGAATTTTTATTATAAAATTTTTAGGGTTTTAAGGCGGAAAGCTTGACAACACTATGATTATTAAGATATGTTACGCCCTATGGCTTCGCAAAAAATACAACTATATGATTTGCTTGAAGGAGTGGTTCCATATGAACCCCGTTTATTACGTACACCAATGCGTACTGAGGACCTAATGCCTGAACAATTTGTAAGTGCAGCTGCCAAAACAGCTAAAGATATACTCCGTAGGAGTGGTGCGCCTGACATGGAAGTCACCGAAGAGGATGCAGCTAATGCAGAAGTGGCATATCATACCTATCTTGAAGGGCATAAAGGCTCACTTACTACATCAACGCTAAACAAACCCGAATCAATTATCAAACTAGAAGCCCTAGTATCGGAATATGACTGGAAAGTCATCCAGCATGCGGACCAAATTCGCATGTTAGTAACAAATAAGTTACTAAATCTGTCAGATAACAAAGACCCCAAGGTACAACTCAAGGCTGTAGAGCTGCTAGGCAAGCTAGCGGACGTAGGAATGTTCGTTGAGAAGCAAGAAATCACCTATAAACAACGTACAGACGAAGAAATTGATGCGGCACTTGAGGAAAAACTAAGTCTTCTTATCGAAGGTGACTTTGAAGAAGTCAAAGAAACACCAAAGGTCTCACAAGAACCACCAAAAACCGTAACAAAACCAATAGAAAATGCTTCCAAAGGTGCGATGGACATCGCTCCGCTACCAGAAGTACCAAAAATTGACATTGGGGCGCTATTAGGTGAGTAGTTTAAAGGCATACATAGCCACATTACCCATAGACCAGGGTATAGCTGTCTTAACAAACCTTAAAAAGATGCCTGAACGTGCGCAACAGGAGTTTCTTGACCTCATTGATGAAAAAATGAACCGTACAAAACGAAAAGCGGCGCAAGGTGGGTTGTTAGATTTCGTAAAAGCGGTGTATCCAAACTATATGGTGGGTGCCCATCACAAAAGACTAGCTAAATTACTAGAGGATGCCATTGATGGAGATAAAAAGCGCATTATTGTCAACATCGCACCACGTATGGGTAAATCTGAGCTGGTGTCTTATCTCTTTCCTGCTTGGTTTCTTGGCCACCATCCCGACAAAAAGATTATCATGGCGACTCATACTGCTGACTTGTCTACTACTTTTGGTCGCCGTGTTCGAGATTTGGTTAATAGTAGTGATTACCGCAGCGTATTTCCTAATGTTTCCCTAAATCAAGACGCTAAGGCAGCTGGGCAGTGGAACACTACCGATGGCGGTCAATACTATGCGGCTGGTGTGGGTGGTGCGCTTGCAGGTCGTGGTGCCGATGTATTTGTAATTGATGACCCGCATTCAGAGCAGGAAGCCAAGACAGGTAACCCAAGTGTGTTCTTATCTGCATGGGAGTGGTTCCAATCAGGTCCGTTACAACGGTTGATGCCTAATGGGGTTATCATAGTGGTGATGACACGCTGGTCTATGATGGACCTGACAGGTCAGTTAATTAATCATATGGTGAAGAACCCTGATGCCGACCAGTGGGAGGTTGTGGAGTTTCCAGCCATTCTAGATGAGGGAGAAGAAAATGAAAGGTCGCTATGGCCAGAGTTTTGGCCGCTTGAAGAACTCAAAAAGAAACGCGCTGGTATGGACACACGCTACTGGTCAAGTCAGTATTTGCAGAATCCGACTGCAGAAGGCGCTCAACTCATTAAGAAAGAATGGTGGCAACACTGGGAGGACGAGATGCCGCCGCAGTGTGATTATACGATTATGTCTTTGGACGCGGCTCAAGAATCCCACAACAGGGCCGACTATAACGCCGTTACTATATGGGGCGTATTCTTCAATGAAAAAACCAATCAGAATAATATAATCCTACTTGATGCGTGGAAAGAGCGGATGGAGTTTCCTGAGCTTAAGCGTCGCATGATTCAAGAGTATAAAGAGTGGGAACCTGACACGTTCCTAGTAGAAAAGAAATCAAACGGTGCCGCGCTCTATCAAGAGCTACGTTCAATGGGCATGCCTGTTTCTGAGTACACACCAGTAAAAGATAAGATATCACGGGTTAATTCCATTACAGACTTGTTTGCATCAGGCATGGTATGGGCTGCAACGGATAGACGTTGGGCGCAAGAAGTAATCCAAGAGTGTGCAGATTTTCCAGTAGGTACCCATGATGACTTTGTGGATAGTTGTTCACAAGCATTGATTCGTTTTAGAAAAGGCGGCTTTATCAAGTTGCCTAGCGATGAACGAGATGATGATGTATTATACCGATATCAACGTAAAGCGGCCTATTACTAATGGATAGAGAAACATTAATAAAGCGAGAAAAGACTAGGCAGTGGAAACTAAGGAACCCCAAGCGACAATGGGCTGGAAATGCATATAAAGGTGCAAAAAGAAGAGCACTAAAGAAAGAACTACCATTTGATATTACTATAGATTATGTAGAAAGCATATTAACAGACACATGCCCTATATACGGTACAGAGTTTCAATGGGTAGGTAACCGCAAGACACTGCCTACAAGCGCTACATTAGATAGGATAGACCCAGTAAAAGGGTACGTAAAAGGAAATATAGTAGTAATTAGTAGTAAAGCAAACAACATTAAGAGTGCCTATAAAGCAGCGGATTTATATAAAGTGGCTGATTGGCTATATGAGATTGAAAACAAAGGAATAACAAATGGCAATTGAGAAAAGTTTATACGCAGCCCCACAAGGCATTCTACCTGATGACCCTAATACATCTCCGATAGAGATTGAGATTGAAGACCCAGAGGCGGTTAATATCCATATGGACGGACTGGACATTAGTCTAGAACCACATGACCCGATGGAAGATGAGTTCAACGACAACTTAGCGGAATACATGGACGACCGTGCGTTAGCTACGCTTGCCTCTGACCTTACTTCTGATTACGACGAGGACATTAGTTCACGTAAAGACTGGATGCAGACCTATGTAGATGGCCTTGAGCTGTTAGGGATGAAGATTGAAGAACGTAGCGAGCCATGGGAGGGAGCATGCGGTGTATACCACCCACTACTTTCTGAAGCGCTAGTTAAGTTCCAAGCAGAAACGATGATGTCTATGTTCCCAGCAGCGGGTCCAGTTAAGACACAGATTATCGGTAAAGAAACACAGGATAAGAAAGAATCAGCAACACGCGTCCAAGACGATATGAACTATCAATTAATGGATGTGATGAAAGAGTATCGACCAGAGCACGAACGCATGCTGTGGGGCCTAGGATTAAGCGGTAACGCATTTAAAAAGGTTTACTTCGACCCACATCTAGACCGTCAGGTGTCTATTTTCATTCCAGCTGAAGATATGGTAGTGCCATACGGTGCGTCAAACCTTGAGTCAGCAGAGCGTGTAACACACGTAATGCGTAAAACAGAAAATGAACTACGTCGTCTACAGGTAGCTGGGTTTTACTTAGATGTAGATTTAGGTGAGCCAGCAAACATCCTAGATGAAGTAGAGAAGAAGATTGCAGAGAAGATGGGCTTCCGTGCTTCAACGGATGACCGCTATAAACTTCTAGAGATGCATGTAGACTTAGACTTACCAGGGTATGAAGATAAAGACGATACTGGTGAACCTACAGGCATTGCCTTACCATACGTTGTTACACTTGAGAAAGGTAGCAATACGATATTGGCTATCCGCCGTAACTGGGACCCTAAAGATGACACAAGGCAAAAACGACAACACTTCGTTCACTACGGTTATGTTCCAGGTTTTGGGTTTTACTATTTTGGTCTCATCCATCTTGTTGGCGCTTTTGCTAAGTCAGGTACTAGTCTCATACGTCAGCTCGTTGACGCAGGGACGCTCGCTAACCTCCCTGGCGGTTTCAAAACTAGAGGACTTCGTGTCAAAGGCGACGACACACCGATAGCCCCAGGCGAGTTCCGTGATGTAGACGTACCGTCAGGCACTATGCGTGACAACATTATGCCACTACCATATAAAGAGCCATCACAAGTTCTTATGGCGTTGCTTGGTCAAATTGTTGATGAAGGCCGTCGCTTCGCTAATACAGCGGACTTACAAATCTCTGATATGTCTGCGAATAGCCCTGTTGGGACTACACTGGCGATTCTTGAACGTACATTAAAAGTAATGAGTGCGGTACAAGCGCGTATCCACTACTCAATGAAGCAAGAGTTAGGTCTGTTAAAAAGCATCATTGCGGCTTATACACCAGAAGAGTACAACTACGAACCATCAGAAGGTGACCGTAGAGCTAAGAAGGCTGACTATGATAGCGTGACAGTTATCCCTGTATCAGACCCTAATGCCTCAACAATGGCGCAAAAGATTGTTCAGTATCAAGCAGTTATGCAGTTAGCGCAACAATCTCCACAGATTTACAACATGCCGTTACTACATCGCCAGATGTTAGATGTACTAGGGATTAAAGAAGCGTCTAAGCTAGTGCCAATGGATGATGACATGAAGGCGACTGACCCAGTGACTGAGAATCAAAACATTCTCATGATGAAGCCAGTTAAAGCGTTCTTGACTCAAGACCATCAAGCGCATATCACAGTACATATGGCCGCGATGCAAGACCCTAAAATCCAGCAAATGCTACAAGGTAACCCGATGGCACAGCAGTTACAGTCTGCGATGATGGCTCATATCAATGAGCATATGGGCTTTGAGTACCGTAAACAGATTGAACAGCAGTTGGGTATGCAGTTGCCACCACAGAAAGATGAGATGGGTGAAGATATTCATATGGACCCACAAGTGGAAGCACAGTTATCTCCGATGTTGGCTCAAGCTGCTCAACAACTGTTGCAATCTAACCAAGCTCAAGCGGCGCAACAAGCAGCACAACAAGCGCAGCAAGACCCAATGGTGCAGATGCAACAGCAAGAACTTCAGTTGAAGACAGCAGAACAACAACGCAAAGTTCAAAAAGACCAAACTGATGCGCAGTTTAAAGCAGAGCAACTAAAACTTGAACAGTTACGCCTATTGTCACAACATGACAACAATAAGGGTAATCAGAAGAACGATATGCTAAAAACAGCGGCTCAGTTACAAGCTAATAAACAACAAGATTTGCTAGGAAAAGGTGTAGAAGTATTAAAACAACTATCAACACAAAACTTCCAAGGAAAACAACAGACAAACAAACCGACAAAAGGTGAATAAACATGGATTCAAACTTATTTGATGTTCTTTTAACAGAGTACAGAGACCGTATCAATATGCTTACAGAAGCAATGGCGAGAGGTAACTGCGCTTCATTTGAAGAGTACAAGTACACGAGTGGTCAGCTACGGGGTCTCGAAGCTGCTTGTGCAATAATTGTAGACCTCAAAAAACGATTGGAAAACGCAGATGACGAGTAACATAAATTTAGCACAAGCACTAGATTTATCTAAATTGGCTGAACAAGCTAAGAAAGACGCGCAAGAGGAAGCAGAGGTACGAGCAATCGTAGGCGATGCAACTGATGTAGAAAAAGCAGCTCAACTACCAAGACCTTCTGGGTACCATATTCTTTGTGCAATCCCTGAAAAGGAAAAAGAGTATGACAGCGGTCTGTTTAAGGCAGATGAGACAATTAAGATGGAAGAGACCATGACTACAGTTTTATTTGTAGTTGCTTTAGGCCCTGATTGCTATAAGGATGAAAAACGATTCCCTAGCGGTCCGTGGTGTAAAGAAGGTGACTTTATTTTAGTACGCCCACACTCTGGTAGCCGATTGGTTATTCATGGTCGTGAGTTCCGTTTAATCAATGATGATACTGTCGAGGCTGTAGTTGATGAGCCACGCGGTATTATTCGCAAATAAGGAGGACAAGATGCCTGAATTTGAGAATGAAGAATATACGTTTCCCGATGAGCAAGAAAAAAAGGTAGCACCAGAATCTGAGATTGAGTTTGAAATCGAAGATGATACACCTGAAGAAGACCGCAATCGTGAACCAATGCCGAAAGCAATCGTAGATGAGTTAGAGCAAGACGACTTATCTAAATACGATGATGCTACTAAGCAAAAACTTAAACAAATGCGTAAAGTCTGGCATGACGAGCGTCGAGCCAAGGAGTCCGCATACAGGGAGCAACAAGAAGCAATTGAACTTGCCCGCCGTGTACTGGACGAAAACAAACGGATTAAATCCATGCTTGCCACTGGCGAGAAGGAGTATGTAACGTCTATTCAAGCCACAGCTAATCTAGAGCTTGAAATGGCTAAACGTGCATACAAAGATGCGTATGATAATGGAGATAGTGACCGACTAGTTGAAGCACAAGAAGCGATGCAAAACGCAAGTATTAAGATTGCACAAGCTAAGAGCTTTAAGCTACCCCCTTTACAAGATGATAATTTTGATGTAAAAAGTAATCAAGAACAGTATCAGCAACCAGCGGCACCCGCCCCTGACGCACGAGCACAAGCATGGCGAGACAAAAATGATTGGTTCGGAGCAGATGAGGAAATGACCGCAACAGCGTTAGGTCTACACGAAAAACTAAAACGTAATGGTGTTGTTGTTGGTTCTGATGACTATTATTCCACATTGGACAAAACGATGCGGAAAAGATTTTCAGAGTATTTTGAGGATTCGGAGCCAGAGGATTCACGAGGTAAAAATGAAAGTACTCCTACAAAACTGAGTACAGTAGTTGCTCCCGCTACGCGTAGTACATCTTCAAACAAGATTAAACTATCAGTGCGACAAGTAGCCCTAGCTAAAAAACTAGGATTAACTAATGAGCAGTACGCCCTTGCAATGAAAAAACTGGAGATTTAAAATGACCGATACAAGAACACCTCGAACTATTGACACTCGCGTAACAGCAGA